GAACGAGGGTCTGTGGCTATTCATCCGGCCGCAGACCCTTTTTTCTATGGCAAAGAGAACGGAAGGAATCAAGACAACAACCGGCAACAAGCCCGCTCGCAAAGTGGGCCGCCCCCGTGCATATACCCCCGAAGCTCTTGAAGCCAAGTTCGAAGAGTATGTCGAATGGGTGAAAGCGAATCCGCGATACAGCAACAAGGTATTGGCCGACGGTTCTATTATTCCCGTACCTTATGAACGCCCATTGACATTATCCGGCTTTGCGGTGTTCGCCGGAATCATCCCGGAAACATTCAGAGAATACGAGAAGCTCGATGAGTTTTCCGTCGTGTGTGCACGCGTGCGCGCGCGAATCGAATCCGATCAGTTGGAGGGTGCTATGTGTGAGCAGTACAACCCGACGATTGCGTCGCGTGTTCTGCATCTTGCCGACCGCCAGGACGTGACGACCAACGGCAAGGAGATAACGGCCGCAATACAGCCTATTTCCGTGGTCCTCGATCCCGAAGCTGCCAAGATCATCCAGTCCATAGGCAAAATGACAGTGAAGGAATGACGCCCGATCCCGTAACATACAGAGGCAAGACCTACAAAGTCAAAATGTACCTCTACCAGCTATACGACGGGAGCGGCGCCGTCGTCCGTATCTTCGACGAGGGAAGTTCCCGATCCGGAAAGACTTTCGACACGGCGGACTTTCTGTATGACATCTGCGCATCATCGTCCGTACCTCTTAAAATATACTGTTATCGGGCCACGCTTCAAGATTGCAAGGAAAAGACGCTGGACGACTTCCGCAAGAAACTGCAACTACGCGGCGTATACGATCCCGATTGTATGCGTGGCGAAAATATTCTCCCCGAATATCGCATCAAGGATAGTGTGATTCGTTTCCGGGGTCTCGACAAAATGGATGTCAAAGAGGGCCACGACTGCGACATAGTATATTTCAACGAGATGCTCGACGGTGTAAGCCGTGCGCAATTCGACAATATCACCATGCGCTGCACGCGGATGGTCATCGGTGACTGGAACCCGAAATACACGGAGCATTGGGCGTTCCATATGGAGGGCGCCCCGGATACTATTTTCACGCACACGACGTACAAGGATAATCCCTTCTGCCCGGCGGGGGTTCGTCGCACAATCGAGGGATACGAACCCACACCCGAGAATATCGCCGCCGGAACTGCCGACGAATGGCGTTGGAAAGTGTACGGCCTCGGAGTACGTGCCGCGCAGGAGGGGCTGATATTCCCCGACATCGACTGGATCGACGAATTCCCCGAAGACATTGAACGCGTTGTATTGGGCCTCGATTTCGGATTCACAGCAGACCCCACGGCCTGCGTACGTGTCGGATTCCGTGTCCCGAACCATCTTTATTTGCAGGAGCTGATATATCAGCCTATCGACGACACTTCGAAATTGTATGCAGCACTTTCGCCGCACTTCACAAACGGAGTATCCCGATGCTATGCAGATAGCGCTGACAAATATGCCAAATCCCCCGAAAGCATGATAACCGCAATGCGCATTCAGGGGCTTACGGTCATCCCCGTGCGAAAATATCCGGGGTCTGTCATGGACGGCATCACGGCCATGAAAGGGTGCAGAATACACTGCGTGCGTTCGCGCAACATGCAGATAGAGGCGAACTCGTACGTGTGGGAGACGGTGAACGGCATCGCCATAAACTACCCGCACGACGAATTCAACCATCTATGGGACGCCGCCCGATATGCCGTTCAGTCTGAATTCAAGAACCTTATTCAAATCGCTGCATAATGAATCTATTCGGCTACGAAATACGCAAAAAAAGCGACAATACAGACTCGAAATTACCGGTTTCGACATTGGCCTACATCGGCGTGCCCCCGGTATTTCAAGGATCAACGGAAACCGTGGGGACGATAGACACTATGGGCAAAGCCGGGCAAGCCAAAGCATACGCCCTTTGCTCGCCGCTGATGTCTGTGATCTCGAAGAAATGCGCGGCAATTAAGAACCTACGTCTTGCAGCCACCACGGAAGATGGTGAAGACCTCGAACGACCGGACGCCGTGCGAACCATATCGCACCCTAATAGCGTGCAAGGCATCGCGGACTTCGTGGCATACATCGAGGCCATGACGCAGATTTTCGGCAAAGCCTATATCGTACGCATGGAATCGGTGGGGTTCCCGGGGGCTTTCGAGCTGTTCGTCGTTCCCAATCTTTGCGTCACGGAAAATGCCGCAATATCTCCGGCGTTATCGTTCATACCCGATGCGGACATCGTGGATTACACCGTGACCATTTGCGGGTCTTCGATGAAGATAGCCAAAGAAGATATGTTCATCGTGAGGGATGCCTCTTATGATCTCAATGCTTGCGGCGGCAACATATCCCGAATGGTATCATTACAGAAGCCGGTGAATACTTTCGTGGCATCCTACGAAGCGGTGCATGAACTGATGGTCAACCGCGGTATGCTGGCTATTATCTCGCTGACATCCGGAAGCGGCGATATTATCCGAGATGCTCGGCTGCCGGAAACAGAATCGGAGAAGAACAACATACAGCGGGCATTCAGAAAGTACGGCATCCGGGCCGATCAATTCAAATACGCGATCACGTCCATGAATGCTGCCGTAAGTCCGGTATCGTCAACGATTACCGATCTGGGACTGACAGACGTGCAGAAAGCCTGCAAGAAAGAAATCGCGGACATCTACCAAGTGCCGAGCGTGCTGCTCGACGTAGAGGGTTCAACGTACGCCAACGCCAAAGAAGCGAAAACGATATTGTATAACGACGCGATAATCCCCGAGGCAAATAATATATTCTCCGTGCTCAACAAGATATATGGCTTTGAGGATTTTAAGGTGATGCCCTACTACGATCATCTTGAACTCTTCCAAGAATCTAAGCGCGAACAGGCGGCGGGCATGACCAATCTCGTGAATGCCCTGAATAACGCCGTGTCCGGCGGTCTGATGACCACGGAGCAAGCTAAAACAGAACTTTTGAAATATATCGTATAATATGAACTTATCTCAGCAAATAGAAGCACGCCGGGCGGCAATGGGCAATGCCTGCCGCAAAGAGTTCGCCGTTACAAAAGCGGACATATCGAACGAAGACGAGCATATTATCCTCGTGAAGTTCGCTAATTTCGGTAACAAGGACAGCGCGGGCGATATTCTTATCAAAGGATGCTTCGCCAAGTCCATCAACGACAGGGGCCCGGGATCGGCCACAAACCGCAAAATCGCGTTTGTGTGGCAACATGATTTCGCCGACCCTATCGGCCGGATACTGTCTATCGAAGAGCGCGAAGACGGCGCATATGCAGAAGTTAAGCTGAGCAACTTCGACGCGGTGCCAAATGCAAAGCGGGCGTGGTTCCAGCTCAAAGACGGCGATATTAATCAGTTCTCGTTCGGCTTCAACTACGTGTGGGACAAAATGGAATATGACGAAGCCCTCGACGCGTTCATCGTTAAGGAAGTCGTGTTGCATGAAATATCCGTCGTCACCGCCGGAGCCAATGAGGAAACGGCATTCGTCGGCGCTGTGAAGAGTTTACCGGACGCCATCAAGGTTATGAGCGATGCTCTCAATGCGGCGTCATTGGAGGAGAAAATGAAGATCAAAAAGCAAATCATCGAGACATTGAACGCAGCCGAGCCGGAGAAACCACTCACTGAGAACATGTTCGGGAAAATAGGTTCACATATCAATTAACCAAAAAACACAAATAAGAATGGAGATTAAATCATTTGTGCTTCCCGCTGGCGTAGAGTTCAGCGAGAATGAGAAAAAGGGCCTGAACGCGCTCGGAGATTATATCAAAGGGCAGTTCGAGGAGATGGTCGCAGGCATCAAGTCTCAGAACGAGATCATCGAGGCTGTCAAGGCGGAGTTCGGAAAACTCGGACTGTCGCCGGAGAAGATCGAAAAACTGGAGGGCGCGCTTAAAGCCCAGGGCGTCGAGATCGCCACGATGAAGAAAGGCGCCCCCAAGCAGGAGGGACACAAAACGCTGGTCGCCGCTATGGAAGAGGTGCTGAAATCAGAAGAGTTCGCCGCCGCCTACAAGGATTTGCGCAACGGCCGCGGGATGAAGTCTACGGGCGAGTTTGCACTCAAACTTGACACCTCGAACGTCACGAACGAAGACCCCAACCGCACCGTGCTGACGACGAAGATTTACGCAGACGCCAGCCCCCGCAATGCGTTCGTGCAACTCTTCACGCGCATCAATGTGCCCGACGACAAGAACCGCATCATGTACAACGATGCTTCCTACACCGACGGCACCGGATATGCAGAGGAGATGACCAAGCACACCAATACCGACACCGCCACGCTTACGGGCAAATACCGTGAGCTGGCGAAACTCGGGTCCGTGCTTCCTTTCTCGGCTGAGAGCGCCGAAGATTTCGGGTACTTCCTGGCATGGGCGCAGACGAAGGCACAGCAAGGAATCGCAGCCAAACTCGATTCTCTGCTGTGGGACGGCGACGGCGTGGATGCTTCCATGCCCAAGCACATCTACGGACTGAAAACATCCGGCGTTACGGCGTTCAATGCAACGACGGCGGGTGTGGCAGCCAGCGTGTCGGCGCCGAACATCGCCGACCTGATCCTAGCCATGAAAACGCAGGCAAAGGTCGAGACCAACGATTCGATGGCTCCGAATTACGTGCTGATGAACTACGCCACCGAATTCAAGATGCGCACGCTGAAGAACACCCTCGGCGACTACATCACGGTGCTGCCCAATGGGGCTTTGTCGGTGCACGGCATGACGATTATCCCGACCCCGAAACTCTCGGCCTCGGAGCTCGTCGTGCTCGATTCCACGACCCTCCAGCTGCACGACAAGCGCAATATCACTATGGAGATCGAGCGCGTTCCGGAGACGGATTCGTATCGTCTGTGGCTGTGGTATCGCGGGCAGGCCCTCGTTACACGGCCGGATATGAAGGCGAATATCTATGTCGCCGACATCAACACCGCTTTGGCCGCCATCGAGAAAGCAACAGCACAGACCGAGTAACCCATGAAAGCGAAAGATGAAGCAGCTATGACACGCGCCCCCGTTAGGCGCGGTCGTCGCGCCCTTAAAGCCAACGTCCTGCGCGTCGAAGTCATTAGAGCGCACGACGGTATCAACAAGGGCGAAATACTCATCAAATCGCGGGCAACTGCGGAAATGATGATCGCCAAAGGGTTCTATAAAAAGGCCCTGGAGGAGTAACCGGATAGGGGCGGCAACACGCCGCCCCTATCTTCAAATAAAATACCATGATCTTAGACGAGCGATATTTCACCTATCCCGAGACATATATTGCGGGAATAGAGACCAAGAGCGACGGTAAACCCGCCGGACCTGCCCCCAAAATCATAAGCGACATACAGGCATATATCGCCAAATACGAGCCTCGGTTTCTGCGAATGCTTCTGGGGTCGGATGTCGCCGACAATATTGAGGAGTACCCGGCTATTGTGGCACTGCTGGCCCAACCGGACAAGGGGACATCCGTAATTGCCAAATATGTCTATTTCTACTATTCGCGTGACCATATGACATTCAACACCGTTGCCGGGGAAAAGCTGAAGAACACCGAAAGCAGCTCCCGGACATCTCCGACGCATCGGCTCGTCCGCGTGTGGAACGATATGGTAGACGAATGCCGAGAGATCATCCGCATCGTCGATGATGTGGAGCTGTCCCCGGACTTCGGCGCCGACATCTTTGTACCTATCAACGTATATAACATATGAAAATAACCCCCAAAGATACGGTTAGTGATGTTGTGATGCGCAACCGTGCATTATTCAGCATGGGTACCGAACGTATCGTAAAAGCCATCCAAGACCTTCCGGAGCCGGAGTTCGTGCCTATGAAACGCCGAATGTGGCTCGACAAACGGCTGCCCGTGCGTGACATTGCCGGGATCACGATGGGCGAACTGAACGCCATAGAAGCCCGGAAACCGTCGTACGAATATTTTTGCATCGTGCTCGGTGTGATGCTCGGGCTCGTGAAGTTCAACCGCATAGGCATTGACGGAAATCCGGATTGGAACGCGGGGTTCAGCATAGACGAGGAGCAAATCGGACGCCTCCGGTTCATCCGTGCCCAGCGCTATTTCATTGCCATACAGAAAGGGTTGGAAGGTATCGGCAAATCGTGGAAAAAGCTGGAAATGCCCCTCACGGCCGCCGAGATGAAAGCGCGTGTCAAGCGACCCAATCGCGGACTTGTCGCCGTATGCCGGAAATACTGCCAGATCATGAACGGCGCCGTTGACATGAATAAAGCATGGAATACGCCGTGGGCGACAGTATACGAAGCATTCGAGGCATGCAAGTGCGACAACATGGAACAGCGAGCCATCTATGAAGCGAACAAATCTAACGGGAGACGGAGACGATGAAAAAAAGCATTAACGAGATATTCAGAGAGTGCGCCGAGGCGGAGGGACTGACCTATATGTACGCCCGAATTTCCGAAGCTAATTACTTGATTGATGACATTAAGCAGTTCCCCATATTACTACGTCAGTTCAACGAGACTATTTCCGAAACACGGATGTCGGACACGCGACGCCGGACGACAACGCTCTATTTCTGCGACACCCTCGGGAAAGCGGAGCCGGACACGGAAACTGAGGTGCTGCCGGTTGTCGAAAAGATGGAAGAACGAGCATTCGCATTCATCGACCGACTACGATCGATGGGAATAGAGGTCAAACTTGTATCTGACGCAACACCATTGTACGACAATAGATTTGATGCGTTGGTCGCAGGTGTAACCTTACGCGCAACTATGACCTATAACATCTGCTGATATGCCCACCATCTGGCAAATAGAAGAGGTGTTCAGCCCCGAGCGGATTATCACCATCTGCGAAGACGAGTTCGGTCCGCTGGCCGAACAGATCGCCTTTAACATAATGACCAAAAGGACCAACAGCGGCGCAGATGTCAACGCTTTGGGGCTTCCGGAGGAAACGACCGGAGCGACGGCCGAAAGCCTTAAAACCATCCATGAATCTACGAACGGCGGACTTACGGTCTCATTTGTCGGACGCAAAGGCATCAAGAATATCGACGAGGGAAGTTCCCCGCAGGACGTGCAGGAGGAGTTCGGCAGCTTCGGGGCCTTTCTGAATGCCATCGAGCGGTGGGCGCGAGCCAAAGAAGCGCGGTGGAATCTCGAACCAAGATCGATAAATGCGTATGGCGTTGCCTCTAGCGTCTGGGATCATGGAAACGTACTCCATCAGGAGGGCGGCGGAACGGAGATCATGAAAGACCTGCTGCCCGAAGTTGTCGAAAGAATCAGCAAAAGAATCACGGAGGAGCTCGACACCTCCATTTATAAACTATTAGATGCGACGATAGATCTATGAAAACTATTTGGGGAGGGGATAATTCAATAACGGTACCTAATACTTTTTTCTGTACCAAAAGCCGATACGCATACGTCAAGGTGGCATTAGAAGAGCCCGTGCGCAATCAAGACGTAACCCTCGAAGTTTATGACGTGGCCAACGAGGACGCCAGCAAGATAACCATTGCCCGCAAAACCGATGATCGGGGCGTCGCAATATTCCCCATCGGCGCCGTGTGCGAGTCTTTGGTAAAGGAGTACGGCGAAGGTATTGTCGTGATGTTCAACGCCTCCTATCCGGGCGGAGGTGTCGGATACTCGTCGCGTCCGATTGTCGGATATGCCGACTACGAAATCAAGGCCCTCAATGTGGAAGCCAAAGACGATCCGAATGCCACCAACTACCCGGCGGCGAAAAAGATAGTCTTCTACCCGTGGGCCGGATTCAACCAAGAGGTGTTCGTCCCAACAGCCATTGAGGTAACGCTAACCGTTGCACAGGCGGGCGATCTGCTGGTCAGGGCCCAAGGTCCCTTTTTACAGTTTTCGCCCCTCGATATAGAGGGAATGGGCGATCTCGATACGCCGGGGCTGGATGCGACAATTACATTGACTACCGGCGAAAAAAGCATCCGTATTCCTGCCGATTACGACCTGTGCACAAGCGGCGTATTCCTCAAATGGATCGACAAATCGGGTATCCCGTATGTATACCGATGGACCCCCGAGATGACGACCGACGAAATGTCCGTAGATTCCACCTATACGCAACTCGATGAAACCCTCCAGCCTTTCGAGGTTCAGAACAAGACCATGACCAAGCGATACACCTTGCACAGTCGAATCGTCGAGCGGGATATATACGAGATGTGCAAAACCATCATCGGAAGCCAGGCGGTGTGGATGTGGGATACTACCCTTTCCGATTGGGTGCGCTGCTCTATGGAGGACAGCGAGGCCGAGGACAGCGGAGCTCCGATGCAAGACCTGGTTATTGAAGTCGTAAAACGCGAGTACAACCTATGACGACCTACGAACTTTATATCAACGATATTCTGTGCGACCTGTCGAGTGACGAAGTCATAACCCTGCTTTATCAAAGTCCGATCTTTTCGAGCCTCGACAGCATTCAGTCGAACCGATCTTATAACATCGCGCTGCCTCCCACGCCTGCAAATATGCGGGCTATCGGTCAGGCCGCCCGCCCGGATGTGGATGCCGACGCTCCCTATGTGCGCCTTCCGGCGGCATTGTATCAGGACGGGGTGCCGCTGTTCACGCAGGGATTCGCCGTGGTTACGGATATTGCGGACACTATCAACGTGACCCTCACGTGGGGCAACGCGGACAATTTCCAGCCTTTGTTCGACGCGAATCTGCGGGATTTGGGGCCCCAGCTGGAGGCAACTGGAGAGGATTACATCGAGTGGAACGAGGATTCGGCAATACTCAAAAAGGGATCGGCCCCGAGCGGCGGCGTGGTCAGCTATCCGAGTGTAGCCTTTTGGGGCATAGATTTCGGAATGGGGCTGTCCAATCCCAAATATCTACATCCGGCTATTGATGTGTGGCGGATACTGTACAGCATTCAACAGGCACACGGAATCACCATCGAGGATTACCGGAGGCTGTATGGGACCTTAGAGCTGCCGCCCATTGTGCCGCTGGTGTCTAAAAAAGCAGACTATAAGCATAATTATGCTTACAAATCAAATAGTGAAAGCCCCATATCCATAAATTTATATTTTAATGGAGACGACCAGGCCGGTATAGCTGGGTTCCCATTTGGCACTATGGGATTCAAGAACAATGGGGCAACAACTATCAAACTATCTATTTCTTCTTCGAATGCAGATAATTTCTATGTTAGGTTTAATTGGCCGAGTTATGGTGAGGAGAGGAATGGGACCACAACGATGTCTATATATGGTACTCGTTATACGGGTGAGCGCGACGTATTGTATAAAGCAACATCTCCATACAATACTAAAAACGGCAAAGTATTGTTTAACAATTTAGCCCTTGACATAAATGAGGCATTCAAATACATAGGATTTAATGTTAGTTTCCAATCATCGGACGTATTGCCCGACGAGTATCTTGTAGGTGACGTTTTAGTTTTTGGAGATTTCGACAATTTCGAAATAACATACCCGAATCCTTTTTATGTCGCTCCCAACCTCCCCGACATATCACAAGGCGATTTTATCCTCGCCATGATGAACATGCAGGGGCTGTTCGCCTATGCGGACAAAGACAACCCGAACACGATAAAGTTGATAAGCATCGACGACATAATCGCCAATGTTCAGAAAAACGACATCATCGACTGGAGCGACCGGGTAATTCTGAATGATATTCACCGGGTGGATATACCCGATGCGTCGGTTTTCACCATTGATGACCTCGCGCAAAGCAATATTCTCGACTACGACAATGACGACGATGTAAAGACCGACACGCACGGCACCATCACGATCCGGAACGAAAACATCGAGAAAGAAGCGGAGCTTGTAGAGCTGCCTTTCTCGGCATCGGAAAATGCGACGACAGGCGGTGTAAATTGCGCCGTTGTACCGATCTATGAGGATGACGGCAAAGGCGGTGCCAATTACTCGGAATGTTCGCCGCGCATCTTGGCATGGAAAGATGATCAGACATATAACAGTTCTGCCATCTGTACGGGGCGTTTCGACCCGTGGATGAAGTTCGGCGGCGATGGAGGTATCGTGAAGACCCGATACGCCTCCTATCAGAAAGTCGTGGACCGCCTCCGGATCATCACCGTCCGGGCAAAACTAACAGCTCTCGATCTCTATAACCTCGACTATGCGAAGCCGGTATATATCGCCCAATTCGGGCAGATATTCGCCATCTATTCGGTCGAAACAGGCGAAAACGACATCTGCGACTGCCAACTGCTGAAATTGAAAGTAGACGGGGTTGTGCCTGCCCACTACTACCTGTATTTGGACGGTGAGGACGCCGACCAAAGCCAGACCGACATAACATCTGCCGGAACAACTATTACGTATAGTGTTCAGTCGAACGGTACGCCCTATGTAGTTTCAAAAGACAGCCGTTTGACGGTGACGCTTCAAACTGCCGAAGACGGCACGATGTTGCTCACTATAAAAGTTCCTCAAAACACATCAGACGCAGGAATCAATTACGACCCCGTCATTCTTGGTATCAGCGAAGCCGACCATGTGCGCCGGGAAATAAGCATATCGCAGAAAGGCAAAGAATATTATTTGACGCTCAATGGACACAGCTCTGATTTCAGCATTGACGCCACCGCGGACGGGGAAGTGATCGAGCTGACCTGCGCGACGAACGGAACGCCCCGGATTCAGATGTTCGAGGGAGACGCCATCGATTCCGTGGACATACAGGGCGACATCATAAGCATTGCCACGATTCTCAACCCATCGCCGGTTTTGAGGGAGGCGATCGTCGTCGTGGAACTGGAGGAAGCCCCCGCCATAAGCATCACTGTAACCGTAAAGCAGGCCGCAGCTGTAATCCCTTCCATAGCGTTTAGCCCGGAGTTGCCGTGGAGCTCGTCGGCTCAAACCGTGACCATTCTAAACAATGGGAATGTACCGCTCAGCATCGTCTCTGTGCCCTCTTTTATTAGCAACGCTGGGCTCCCGATCAGCCTTGCGCCGAGGGCCCAAACCACGCGCCGTATTAGTGCCAACAATACAGGGGTACCGCGTTCGGGGACCATTTCTATGGAGTATTCGGATGCTTTGGGCCAAATAAAGACCTATAATGTGAGTGTTAAACAAAATGCTTAATTGCAACTATAAATATAATCGGATTATATTAACCATTTAACCCATATGAAGAGATATGGCACAGGACACTATCGACAAGATCATTAATATCCAGTTCAGATATAACGAACTGGTAGAAGGGATACGCTTAACACGTGAAAATATACAGGTGTTAAATGAGAATGTGGCCCAATACAAAAACCAGATTAAAGCTCTTGAAAAAGAAATAGAGTCAGCTCGCAAAGTGTTCTTAGATAGCAATAGCACAAACGGCGAACGCATTAAAGCACAAGAAACGTTAATTAGATTGTCCAAAGAATTAAGGGCAGCCGAGGAGGGTCTCAAAAAAGCCGAAAGGGAATCAATAGCACAAAAAAAGGTCCTGCAAGAGACAGAACGCCAATATACAAAGGAGTTACAGAATAACATTAAAATCGAGACACAAGCCACCGGGTCAATTAATCAGCTCCAAGCTAACATATCCAAACTGACGGCGCAATACTATGCACTATCCGCTGCTGAGCGCGAAGGGGATTTCGGCAAACGATTGGCGGCAGACATCAAGTCGCAACAAGAAGCGGTGACCGAAGCCAAAAAATCACTTGGCGATTATCGGTCGCAAGTAGGTAGCTATGAGGAAGCGATCCGCGCCGTTCTTCCGGCAGAGATGTCCCAAGTCGTGACATTGGGCAAAACCATAGATAAAGCGGGAGGTGTTACAAAGGCTTTCGGGCTGATGACTGCGGCGGTGGGCCGAATGATTAAGGCGGCATTGGCATTCGTTGCCACTCCATTAGGTGCGGTACTGACAGCATTAGCAGTAGGAGCTGCTTTGGTCGTCAAAAACTGGGGCAAATTAACGGACGCATTGGGGATAACAAGCCCGGCAAGGGAAGCCGCTAAAGCTATCGAAAAGCTAAACGAGCAACTCGATTATTTCAACAATAGAGCCGAGAAAAACGGGACCGAGGCCCTAAAAAGATACACCGAAGCCCTAAAAAATGCCAAAGGGGATGCCGAAGCATTGGCCAAAGCACAAAGGGACTATAATATTGAGTTGCTGAACGCCGAGTATGAACGCGCAAGGATAGCCCGGGAGGCTGCATATGAGGCCGAAGCAAAGGCATACGCTGCATATGTCCGCAGACAGAACGATGAAACGACAAAATCCCTCCAAGAAGCTAAGGATGCAGTTCAAAAGGCAAACGCAGATTTTGCGCAAGCCGATTATGAAAGAACAAAATTTCATGCGGACGCATTGGCTAAACAGGTAGAGGACGAGAAGAAAGCCGCAGAGGAGGCAGCCAAACTTCGCACCGCCGCTACAAAGAAAGCCGCCGAAGAAGAAAAGAAAGCCCGGATCAAGGCAGCCGAAGAAGCGCATGAAAAACTCGTCGCTTTATGGGATCGGGAACAAGCGGACGAGACTAACCGTATAGGCGGGCTGCAAATGGCTATTGCCCAAAAAGAGGAGGAATACAAAAACCGACTTCTTAAGGCGCAAACACAAGGTGGAGATACCAACGCCCAAGAAGAGATGATCCGTATTGCTCAGGAGCAGGTCAACATACTACAGGAGCAGTTGCAAGATGTAGAAACGTTCAAGACCGCATACGAGGCGATGGGGCTTTCTGGAATTGAAATAGACAATAAGCGTCTCGAAGCCTTGAAAGCACTACAAGATGCGCAAAAAGCACTTCAAGGTGCCCAAAACAAAGCCGCCGAGGACGAAAGAAAAGCCCAAGAACGAAGCACCGCAATGAGCATACAATCGGCACAGCAACTGGCCGGAGCATTGGGAGGGCTCGCAGAAGCCGCCGGGGCAGATGCGGGGGTTGTCGCAATGTTGGCAATCGCCGAATCGGCCGCTGCGATGGGAGCGGCGTTACACAAAGCATTTTCATCTTCCGCTACTGTTTGGGATGGTATTGCCGGGGCGGTGGCTGCAATTTCGACCATTACGACCATAATAACGCAAATTAAATCGCTCAACAGTTCCGCAGAAGAAGAAAGAAGTAAATACCGATACGCCTCCGGCGGCCTTGTCACGGGCCCGGGCACCGGAACTTCGGACAGCATCCCCGCAATGTTATCCAACGGCGAAGCCGTGATGACCGCCCAGGCTGTCAACGACTGGGGCGCAATGCTCTCGGCCATGAACGTGGCAAGCGGCGGAAACGCCATCCAAGTATCGAATCTTCCCCAGCGCAACGACGGAATGA